TATTTAAAAAAAAATTTATGAGTAATAGTTTAGATGCGGTTTTAGCCCAATACGAAAAAAACAAACAAAGTGGTGGTTCCACAAAACCACAAATGACATCAGAAGAAAGGATGAAACAATACCTTTCAATCATGTTGCCAAAAGGAACAAAACAAGGAGAAAAGAGAATTAGAATTGTACCAACGCAAGACGGTAGTTCACCATTTAAAGAAGTATTTTTCCACAATACACAAGTACAAGGTAGATGGATGAAAATTTATGACCCAGGTAAAGACTCTGCCGGTAAACCAACCGGAGAAAGAAGTCCATTAAATGAAGTAGAAGAAGCTTTAAGATTAGCTGGTGATGCACAATCAAAAGAATTAGCACGTTCTTATCGTTCACAAAAATTTTACATTGTAAAAGTTGTCGATAGAGACAATGAAGAAGATGGTGTTAAATTTTGGAGATTTAAACACAATTGGAAAGGTGACGGACCAATAGATAAAATTATACCTATTTGGAGAAACAAAGGAGACGTAACAGATATAAATGAAGGTAGAGACCTAATACTAATTCTTCAAACAGTACCATTACCAGGAGGTAGAGGAGAATACACAACAGTATCTTCAGTTATGTATGAAGACCCAGGAAAATTATCCGAAGACCAAACTAAAACAAAAGAGTGGACAGAAGATGAAAGAACTTGGAAAGACGTGTATTCACAAAAACCAATAGAATATTTAGAAGCTATTTCTAAAGGTTTGGACCCAGTATGGGATTCGGAACTTAAAAAATATGTCTATGATGACCCAAACTCGGTACAAAATACCACAAAGACAACAACTTTAGGTAGTACGGACCCACAAGCAAACGACCCACAAGACGAAGATTTACCATTTTAATTAAGGACAATGGCATTGAAAAAAAGAACATTTTCAGAACTAAAAAATAAGTTTTCAAAGAGAGCTAACTTTAAACCAGAAAGATTTTTTGATTTAGGGAAAGCTTTTCTTGATGCTACGGGGTTACCAGGTCCAGCAATGGGGCATTTACAAATGTTTCTTGGTCATACCGACACCGGAAAAACTACAGCTTTAATAAAGACAGCTGTTGATGCACAAAATAAAGGAATTTTACCAGTTTTGATTATTACCGAACAAAAATGGGGTTTTGAACACGCTAAACTTTTGGGTTTTGATTGTGAAGAAGTTGTAGACCGAACTACTGGTGAAGTAGATTGGGATGGATTTTTTCTATTCAATAACGATTTTCAGTACATAGAAGAAATTACTGACTATATTAATACCTTATTAGACGCACAAGATAAAGGTGAATTAGAATATGATTTATTATTTTTATGGGATTCTGTTGGTTCAGTGCCTTGTAAAATGACTTTTGATGGTAAGGGTGGTAAAATGCATAATGCAGCCACTTTAGCCGATAAAATTGGTATGGGACTAAATCAAAGAATTGGTAAATCTAGAAGGCAAGACTCCAAATACACCAACACATTAGTTGTTGTAAACCAACCATGGGTTGAATTACCAGACAACCCATTTGGGCAACCAAAAATTAAAGCTAAAGGAGGGGAATCATTATGGTTAAATTCTACATTAGTTTTTAGATTTGGTAATCAAAAAAACTCTGGAACTACAAATATTTCAGCAGTTAAAGAAAAAAGGAAGGTAAAATTCGCTACGAGAACTAAAATAACCATTATGAAAAATCATGTTAATGGTTTAGGTTATGAAGACGGAAAAATTTTAATAACACCGCATGGATTTGTTTCTGGTAGAGAACAGGTAGAAGAAAAAAAATCAATTGAAAAATATAAACAAGAATACGCTACATTTTGGTCCGAACAATTGGGGGCTGGTGGTGATTTCGACTTAAAAATAGAAAAAGAAAATGACTAAATTAAAAAAAGGCGACAAAGTAAAAGTACATTATGTTGGAACACTTAAAGATGGTTCACAATTTGATAGTTCTAGAGATAGAGGTAAAGGTCTAGAATTTACTATCGATGACGGGAATTTACTTAAAGGTTTTAATGATGCAGTAAAGAACCTTGAAGTAGGTAATAAAGCTGACGTAGCATTAACAGCAAAAGATGCGTATGGGGAATATATTGCCGAAGCAGTAATAACAGTTAAAAAAACTGAATTCCCACCAGAGATGAAATATGAGATGGATGGGTTTATACAAGGACAAGACCCACAAGGAAGGCCGGTACAAGGACAAATAATTAAAATAGAGGAAGAAAGTGTAAATTTAGATATGAACCATCCATTAGCTGGTAAAGATTTAAATTTTGAAATAGAATTATTAGAAATTGTAAAGTAAAAAAAGTGTTTAACCCTTTAAATATATATCGTGACTCGCACATTATTAGTTGATGGAAATTCCTTATTAAATACTGGTTTTCATGGTATAAAAAATATGTATAATGGTATAGCCCACATAGGTGGGCTATACCATTTTTTAAACACACTTAGAAAACATATAGATGGGTATCTCCTAACTAAGATAGTAGTATTTTGGGACGGGGAAGAAAACACCCACCCGAGACTTAAATTATACCCAGATTATAAGTTAAATAGACGATTAAAAAAGAAATCGGAAGATGACTTACAATCTTACGCACAACAAAAATTACGTATACAAGAATATTTAGAAGAACTTTATGTTAGACAATCATCCTTTGATTTATGTGAAGCAGATGATTGTGTGGGATACTATTGTGAAAAATCCAAAGATGAAGAAATTATAATTCTTACATCAGATAGAGATTTATTACAATTAATATCTTCTAACGTCTCTATACATATAATTTCGTTAAATAAGTTATTTAAATTAGGAGATAAAGTACCATTAAATGGGGTAGAAATCCCGTCAACGAATGTTAGAGTAGTTAAAACAATTTGTGGAGATTCTTCGGATAATATATATGGCATAAAAATGGTAGGTATAAAATCACTAGTAAAAATAAAACCAGAAATACTAGAAGAAAAAGTAACATTAGAGAATATAATAGAAACTATAAAATTAAAAGATAAAATAACCAAAAAAGAGAAAAATATTATAGAAGGGATAACTAAAAAAGAAGAAAAAAACTCAAATATCCTAGAAATTAATTATAATATTATAGGTATAGGAAAACAATTTTTAACTAAAGAAGCTGTAAAAGGAATAAAAGACATATCAAAAAAAGCGATAGACCCAGAAGGTAGACATTGGAAAAATGCTTTAGACTTGATGATGTCAGATGGAATTCTTAATATTTTACCTAAGAAAGATGATTCTTGGGTGGACTTTGTAAGACCATTTTTAAGATTAACAAGAATAGAAAAAGATTTTTATAAAAATAAAAAAAATGAATAAAATGAGACCAAAACTAGATAACACACAAAAGTGTGAATTCGTACTAAAATTAGAAAATAATATAGTATGCCAAAGATTCTTCTCTGTAAGAAATTTTAATAACATAGCCACATATTCTTTAGACTTACATTATACAGTAAAAGATATTTTAGATGACATAATTAGTAGTTTAAAACTTAAAACCTTATTTTTAATGGATGGTAGTCATATAGATAATATAGTAGATAACGTACAAGAAGAAGAACATTTTACGATAACAATAAAAAAAGGAAACAAAGTAATTTACGACACAATTACCCGTGCCGATATCTACCCCCCAAAAGTTAGGTTCACGGTAGACATCCGACCACAGATATCTTATATTTTAAGAGAATTAACGACAGTGTTATCTCAGAAAAAAGTTACTACACACTACCAAGATTATGACCTAATTGTGAACCACTAAGGTATTTATTATAAAAGAAATTAAGAGATGACAGATAATAAAAATTTTGGGTACCTAGGATATAATTTCCAACTTAAGCTATTAAATTTAATAATAACAGATAATGTATTCTTCCAATCAATAATAGATGCAATAATTGCAAAATATTTTGACAATCAGTATTTTAGGTTAATAATGCAATTAATTAAAGAATATTACGAAAAATACCAAACCGCTCCATCATTTGATGCTTTAGACCAACTAACACGAATAGAAATTAGTTCAGAAATGGCAAGAAAAAATATTTTTGATATGTTAAAAGAGATTAAAGAAGTTTCTTTTGAGGACCATTTATTCATTAAAGAAAAATCCATTAAATTTTGTAAACAACAAGAACTAAAAAAAGCAATTAGAAAAGTTGAGAATATAATGGAAAAAGGTGATTTTGAAAGTTATGATAAATGTGAGGAGTATATTCGTGACGCTATTAAGATTGGGGATGGAGATGTAGGTAGTTTTGAAATCTTTACAGAATTAGAGAAATTATTAGAGGAAGACTATAGGCACCCGGTACCTACAGGTATAGACGGATTAGATAATATACTAAATGGTGGTCTAGCAAAAGGAGAGATTGGTGTTGTACTAGCCCCTACAGGGGTAGGAAAAACTACAATGTTAACTCGTTTCGCAAATACTGCATTTAATATGGGATACAATGTCTTACAAATATTTTTTGAAGATAACCCAAAGATAATTCAAAGAAAACATTTTACATGTTGGACTGGTATCCCTAATGATGAATTAAGTAAACATAAGGAAACAGTATTGGATAAAGCTGATGAAATGAAAAAAACTGGAGGTAAACTAATATTAAAAAAATTACCATCAGACCAAATGACTATGTTACAAATTAAAAATCAGATAAGAAAAATAATATCCGAAGGAATTAAACTAGATATTGTGTTAATAGATTATATTGACTGTATATTAGCGGACCGTCATTTTGATGATGAATGGAAAGGTGAAGGCTCTACTATGAGAAAATTTGAAGCAATGTGCCACGAATTAAGTTTAGTTGGGTGGACAGCCACTCAGGGAAATAGGACTTCTATATCTTCTGATGTGGTAACAACTGATATGATGGGTGGTTCGATTAAAAAAGCACAAGTAGGACACGTAATAATATCAGTAGCAAAAACATTACAACAAAAAGAAATGGGGTTAGCTACAATAGCTATAGTAAAATCTAGATTGGGTAAAGATGGCATTATTTTTGAAAATTGTAAATTTGATAATGCTACATTAGAAATAGATACAGAAACCACACAAACATTCTTAGGTTTTGAGAAAGAAAAAACTGATAGAAATAGAGAAAGAGTAGCTCAAGCTTTACAAAGAAGGCAACAAGTAATAAATAAAAATAATTAATAAAAATAAAAATATGGAAGTATCGAATAAGATTCTATCGGATATAACTGTTTATATGAAATACGCAAAGTATATTCCACAATTAAATAGAAGAGAGACATGGGAAGAATTAGTAACTAGGAATAAAAATATGCATATTAAAAAATATCCTCATATAAAGGAGGAAATTGAAGAAAAATATAAAATGGTATACAATAAAAAGGTTTTACCATCGATGAGAAGTATGCAATTTGGAGGGAAACCAATTGAGATAAGTCCAAATAGAATTTATAATTGTGCATATTTGCCTATTGACCATATCGATTCATTTAGTGAAACAATGTTTTTACTTTTAGGAGGAACAGGAGTTGGATACTCAGTCCAAAAACACCATGTTGCGAAACTTCCACCTATACAACACCCATACCCAAAAAGAAAAAGAAGATTTTTAATTGGTGACTCAATAGAAGGTTGGGCAGATTCGATTAAAGTATTAATGAAATCATATATGAATGGTGGTGGGTCTAGAGTAGAATTTGATTATACAGATATTAGAGCAAAAGGTGCAAGACTAATCACTTCAGGAGGTAAAGCTCCAGGACCACAACCACTAAAAGAGTGTTTAGTTAAAATAGAAGGTATTTTATCTCATAAAGAAAATGGGGAACACCTAACTACATTAGAAGTACATGATATTGTTTGTTATATCGCAGATGCAGTATTAGCTGGTGGTATTAGAAGAGCTGCACTTATTTCATTATTTTCCGCAGATGACGATTCAATGATTGGATGTAAGTCAGGTAATTGGTGGGAGTTAAATCCACAAAGAGGTAGAGCTAATAATTCAGCCTGTTTAATGAGACATAAAATTACAAAAGACTTTTTCATGGACCTATGGAAAAGAGTAGAATTATCTGGAGCAGGAGAACCTGGAATATATCTTAACAACGATAAAGATTGGGGAACTAATCCTTGTTGTGAAATTGCATTAAGACCATATCAATTCTGTAATCTTTGTGAAGTAAATGTTTCAAATATAGACTCACAAGAAGACTTAAACGAAAGAGTAAAAACAGCAGCGTTTATAGGGACACTACAAGCTGGATATACATCATTTCATTATTTAAGAGAAGTATGGCAAGAAACAACTGAAAAAGACGCATTAATAGGTGTATCAATGACGGGTATAGGCTCTGGTAAAGTACTAAAGCATGATATGAAAAAAGCCGCCAGCTTAGTTAAAAGAGAAAACACCAGAGTGTCCAAACTATTAGAAATTAATCAAGCAGCAAGATGTACAACAGTAAAACCTGCAGGAACAACTTCTCTAACGTTAGGAACATCATCTGGTATCCATGCATGGCATAACGATTATTATATTAGAAGAATTAGAGTTGGTAAGAATGAGGCAATATACACCTACCTAAAAATAAATCACCACACCCTTATAGAGGATGATTATTTCAGACCTCATGATACGGCAGTAATTAGCATCCCTCAAAAAGCACCGAAAGGTTCTATTATGAGAACTGAATCACCATTTCAACTTCTAGAAAGAGTTAAAAAAGTGGCAATTGAGTGGGTTAGAAGTGGCCATAGAAAAGGGTCAAATTCACATAATGTATCTGCAACTATAAGCTTAAAAGAAGGTGAGTGGGACAAAGCTGGAGAATGGATGTGGGAAAATAGAAATCATTATAATGGACTATCAGTATTACCATATAATGGAGGAACATATATGCAAGCACCGTTTGAAGATATAGAAGAAATACAATATCATGAAATGATGAAAACTTTAATTGATATAGATTTGACACAGGTAGTAGAATTAGAAGACAATACAGACTTATCGGGTGAATTAGCATGTGCAGGAGGAACTTGTGAAATAGATGTAGATTTAAAATCTATAAGTTTAAATGGAAATGGTAAAACAAAAGAAGTTGAGTTAACATAAACCAAAAAATGGAAATAATAATAATAGTAGTAATAGTAATGGTAATTGTAAGATATAATGATGGTAAGAAAGAATGATTGGATAATAGAATAAATTATAATAAATGGTGATTCTTCTAGAGTCACCATTTATTTTTTAATCCCACCATAAATTAATCTTTGAAGTATTTATAATAAAAAAGAATGCCCACACAAAGATACGGTATAACATTTCCATTCACTGATAGTTCAGAAGGATTTTTTCTGGGTTTAAATATGGATACTGATAGTGAGATAAGGACTAACCTTATTCATTTAATCCTTACACGTAAAGGAACAAGATATTTTTTACCTGATTTCGGCACCAATTTACCCGCTTACGTGTTCGAACAAATGGATACTACCACAAAAATATCTATTGAAAGAGAGATACGTGAGGCGGTAGATAAGTATATTCCTAGTTTAACAATCAATAAGGTAGAAGTGAAAACACTAGAAGATTTAAAAGCTGAGGAAAAAAATAATGAACAAAGTACTGATTTATCTATGGATGATGGAAATATGAGTTTTGTTGGTGAGGCTCAAAGAAATTATTCTATGAGAGTAAGAATTGATTATACTGCAGGTGATGGTGTATTTGAGACTAAAGATTTTGTTATAATAGATTTATAATATGGCGGAGAAAAAAATAGCATATACAGAAAGAGATTTTTTAGGAATTAGAAATGAACTTTTAAGGTTAACCACTACTTACTACCCAGATTTAATTAAAAACGCTAATGACGCTTCTATATATTCTGTATTTTTAGACCTTAATGCAGCAGTCGCAGACAACTTAAACTTCCAGATAGACCGAACATTTCAAGAGACAGTTCTACAATACGCACAAGAAAGAAGTTCTTTATATAATATAGCTAAAACCTATGGTTTAAAAATTCCCGGGAATAGACCTTCTGTTACGTTAGGGAGCTTATCAATAATAGTTCCAGTATTAGGGGATAAAGAAGATTTTAAATATTTGGGAAAAATAAGAGCAGGTGGCCAATTTAGAGGAGCAGGACAAATATACGAACTAGTAGAAGACTGTGACTTTTCATCTCAATACAACGCAGAAGGAATACCAAACCAAACAAAGATACCCAATTACGACGCCAATGGTATAATACAAAATTATACCATAATCAAACAAGAAGTTTTGGTAAATGGAATAACTAAAGTCTTTAAAAAAGAAATTACAGATGCGGATAGTGCTCCATTCTTTAAACTTTTCTTACCAGAAAAAAATGTGATAGGTGTTACTAATGTTATACAAAAAGATGGACTGGGATACCAAACTATCCCATCAAATAGCGAGTTTTTATCCCCCACAAATAATAAATGGCATCAAGTAGAAGCCTTAGCTCAAAATGAAGTTTTTGTTATTGACCCATCTATGCCTCCCGATAACCCAGGAATCAAAGTAGGAAAATACATAACAGTGCCCCAACGATTTATTACAGAATTTACACCTGAAGGATTTTTTCACCTAACATTTGGTAGTGGTAACCAAACATCTCAGGACCTATTAGATAGTTTTGCGTCGAAAGGAGTCAAATTAAATATGTCCCAATTCTTAAATAATATAGCGTTAGGTAATTCTGTTAAAGGTAACACTACCTTATTTATACAATATAGAGTGGGTGGAGGAAAATCGTCTAATGTAGGGGCGGGCGCAATAAACAGTGTAGGAAATGTAGATTTTGTGGTAGCAGGACCTAGTGCACAAATTAACCAGACTGTAGTTAAGAGTTTGACCGTAACCAACACTAAAGCCGCTATAGGAGGAGCAAACCAAATGTCCTCGGAGGAAATAAGAAATTATATATCTTTTAATTTTGCAGCACAAAATAGAGGTGTAACTATTAATGATTATGTTTCTAAATTAAGAACTATGCCAGCAACATTTGGGGCACCCGCTAAAGTAGGTGTTAGTGAAATAGAAAATAAAGTTAATATAAATGTATTATCTTATACACCAGATGGTAAATTAACTTCCTTAGTAAGTGACACTCTTAAAAATAATATAGCAAATTATTTATCTAACTATAGAATGTTAAATGATTATATAGTTATTGGAGCAGCAAATGTTATAGACTTATCCTTAAGTATAGATTTGATTTTAGAAAAATCCGCAAATGAAGGAGAGATAGTGACTAATGTTATCACCCAGATTAGTGAGTATTTTGCTGTGGATAAAATGGAATTAGGAGAAGACCTAACCTTAGGCGCATTAAGAGGATTCATTATGTCACAACCAGGAGTACTAAATTTAACAACTATACAAGTATTCAATAAAGTAGGAGGGGAGTACTCCCAATCCGTAACCACCCAACCATATATTAATGCAACCACTAAACAAATTGGTTTAATAGACGATACAATATACGCTCAACCTAATGAGATACTACAAATCCGTTTCCCACAAAAAGATATCGCGATAAGATATAAAAAACCAACCAAACCAGTATTTTAATAATCTTTACAATACCACTATCTTAAGTACTTTTAATTTTAATGGTGGACTATTTATTTTATAAACACCATAAAGATAATAAAATTATTTTATGGGGTATAATTAATAATATAAAATATGGCTAAATCATTTAGAGTAAGGACTGACGTTAGACGAGGTGGGGATAAAGATAAAAACATTACCTTTGAATTAAAACAAGACTTTGACTTATTAGAAATTCTTAGTCTTTCATTAACACAACAGGAGGTGTATACACGTATGTGTGCAGACTTTGGGGTGGTAGTAGGAAGAGTAATTACTAATGGGGGCTTCGGTATCCCTAATGCAAAAGTTTCTATATTCATACCTTTAGATGCAGAAGATGAAGAGAATGAAGTTATAAAGTTTCTATATCCCTTTAAGGAAGCATTTGATGTTAATGATGAGGGAAAAAGATATAACTTACTTAGTAGCGAAAAAACCTTTGATTGCCATGTAAATGTAGGAACCTTCCCAACCCTAGGCAACGTACTAAATAAACAAGAAGTCAAATATGTCTATGACAAATATTATAAATTTACAGTAAAAACTAATGATTCTGGGGATTTTATGATATATGGGGTGCCAGTAGGTGACCAAAAAATTGTGATGGATGTGGATGTAAGTGATATTGGGTGTTTTTCCATGTTACCAGAAGACTTTAAAGTAAAAGGTTATGCAGATTCCGATTTTGATGGGCCCAGATTTAGAGACGACATTTCAATCGACTCTCTCCCCCAAATAATAAACTTACAAAAATCTATAGATGTTAGACCTTTTTGGGGGGATGAAGAAATTTGTAGGGCTTCTATTACACGAGTAGATTTTGATTTATCTACAACAGGGTTTAAATTAGAACCTACATCTGTTTTTATGGGTAGTACCGCAACAGATACCGATAAAGATTCTGTAAACCTGAATTGTCGCCCTAAAAAATTTATGGGGGAGTTATGCAGTCTAATCACCAAACCAGGTATAATTGACTGTATTAGGTATACCCCCTTCTTTAAGAATGACCCAAACGCCTATCCAAACTATACTGCGGGGGGATGGGGAGCACCATTAGGTGGTGAGGTACCTATTTTAGAAAGATATTATATTGAAAATGGTGGTAGAGTAATTGATGATACTGGAGCATTTCTTATCCATATGCCTATGAATTTAGATTATATGGTAACAAATGAATTTGGTGAAATGGTATTATCTGATGACCCATCACTAGGAGTGCCTACTAGAACTAGAGTTAGATTTAGGGTAAGGCCCGAACAAGCAACAGGAGGGGCACGACTAAGAAGAATAGGAAGTTTTCTAGTACCAAACATAAGAGAATTTTATGACCATACTCAGGGCAATGCTGATGGTGATTGGCCCGGTATTGTACCTAGTTCTTATGCTTTTTCTATAGAATATAGTGATTATCATCCATGGGCACAAAGGAATTTAATACCGTCAGCGAAGGATGTATTTTTTGATATGACTTTTAATAGAGTCTATACCTTCTCCCAGTTTCATGACCATATAAAACATGGAGGTAGAAGACAATTTATTGGCATAAAAAATATATTACCAGAGATGGACCAACAATGTTCTACAACTGCAATGTTTTTTCCTATTAATAGTGCGGTTAGAAGCCCTAATCTAATGGTATTCTTATGGATGTTCCTTATAGATTTTTTGGGGTTATTCTATATGCTAATTAATACTATAGTTGCTTTATTGGCAATATTTTTAGGGATAATTTTAGGTATTGTATTATTCATCATTTATGTAGTTTGCTTATTCTGGTGTTTAATATATTGCATGACGATTAGCATATGGGGATGGACAATATTCCGTATGTCAAGTCTTCTAGGTTCTGGAGCGGCCCCACCCGACATATGTGGACAAGTAAGTTTAGATGGTTTTGGTTGTGCTGCAGATTGTGAATTTTTTGGGTTAAGAATGGGGTTCATTTTATTTAAATTAAGACAAACAAAATATCCTGAATGTGAAAAATGTATGTGTAGAACAAATCTACCTTATTCTAATATTTCAGATTCTTTATCTTATCTGGCTACTACATGGCCATGCCCACAAGGGTGGCCAGCCGGTGCATCGGCAGGGAACGTAACTCCAGTAGGTTCATGTACACCAAATTGTCCACCAGGTAATTCAACAATGGAGTCGGATTTAGGAGGGAAATTTGAACATGATTGCTGTGGTGAAACAGATGCGATAAGAGTATGTTGTCCAGACAATTATGGGTACAATTCAGCTAATCCAGCTGACCCATATACCAACGGAACAACTAATGATGGGATAGCTGGCGGCGGTTGTTATGTAAAAATAATATGTTTTAGCCCAGCGTGCATACCAGAAAACTTCAATATGACGGTATTGAGGGAATGGACAAGAAGAGAGAAAATTTCTGTAGCGTTATGTAATGGAATTATGAATTATTTCTGGGAAAATAATTGGGTGAGTGGGTTTCTTTACCAATGGCAATTTAAGGCAAAAGTACAATATGATGAGATAACAGAATCATATGCCACCAAGAGTGATTACTGTAAAAAATTAACATATTTACACCCTACAGACCATGCTTTCTATTAT